CTCGTGCATACACCGCACAGAATCGAGCAGTAACAAAACTAGATTATGAAACTTTACTAAAACGAGACATGCCAATTATAGAACACATTAGAGTTTGGGGCGGAGACGAAGCCGATCCTCCTATATACGGAAAAGTTTTTTGCTCTATAAAACCGAAATCTGGGTATGCACTAAACACGGATGACAAAACAAGACTGATAGAAAATTTTATTAAGCCCAGAAGCATATTGGCCATGGAAATAGAGTTGGTAGAACCAGATTACTTATATATTGTAGTGTCGACACAGGTTTCGTTTTTTGCAGACAGAACAAACAAACAAGAGGGAGATATAAAGAAACTAGTAATTGAAGGAATTAAACAGTTTAAGAAAAATAATATATCTGGGTTTGATTCAGATTTTAGACTGTCAAAATTGACAGGGGTCATAGACGGACTAGAAAAATCAATCGAGAGCAATTCAACAAAAACCAGCGTTAGACATAGAATAATACCATCATTTTACAAATACTTTAATTATGAAATTAAATTGAACAACCCAATAGACAAGGGCGACGCAACCAACGACACCTCTGCCATAAACAGCACAGAGTTTGTGAATAACGGAGTCTCTGTTAAAATGGCAGATGACGGTAAAGGAAAATTATACCTATACTATAACCTGAACAATAAAAGAATTGTTGTAAACACAGAGGCGGGGACCGTAGACTATGAGACGGGTAAGATATTAATACAAAACATATCGGTTGATAGCATACCAAACAGTAAAAATTACATAGACGTGTTTGCTTCGCTCAGGGGCGGGGATGTTATTGCCTATAGGAACCAGTTGCTGCGGATTGAGGACGAGGATGTTTATGTGGAGACCATTAATCTGAATAAAATTAGATTATCATGATATCTATACTAACACCCGAAAAAGATATCATAGCATTGACTTCCCCCGTGGGAGCAGGAAATTCCATATCCAATACAAATCATATTCCGGGAATATCTTCTTTTGTTAGCTCGCAGTTTCCGCAGTTTGTGGCGGAAGATCACCATGCATTCATAGAATTCATAGAGGCATACTACGGGTGGCTGGACTCTAAAGGTAACCCCCTGTATGAGGCCAGAAAATTACTGGACAATCAAGACATTGACACCGTGTCAGACGAATACGAAGAACATTTGTTCAACGAGTTTTTATCTATACTACCAAAAAATATGGTCGCAGATCGATCAATAATTTTGAAAAATATAAAACAGTTTTATGGGGCAAAAGGAACAGAAAAATCTTTTAAATTTTTGTTTCGGATATTATTCAACTCAGATTCTTATTTGTATTACCCAAGAGTCGATATACTAAAAACATCAGATGGGAAGTGGATACAAAATAAAACTATACGGATAACTGACACGAACGGGGACATCAAAAAAATCAGGGCGCAAAGAGTCGTGGGTGCTACAAGTAATACTACGGCTTTTGTCGAAAGGTTTTATAGCACAAAATTTATAGGGGTGTCTGCGTATGAGTTGATATTAAATTCCTCAAGTATAACCGGCAGTTTTGTTCCGGGTGAAAATATAATATGTCAATACATAGAAGATGAGAAGACGGTTACGGTCACTGGTAAAATAAGTCCTGTAGTTACTGGAGTTAGGATCATACGACCTGGTTCTGGATATTCTGTTGGAGATTCTCTATCTGTTGATGGGCTCGGCACCGGTGCAATAATCAGGGTATCTGAAGTTAACACAATCGGTGGCATCGTTAAATGTATTATAAAAGAATATGGAATAGGATATAGCGTTGATAGTCCTCCAACTGGAATAAGATTCATAAACGCGGCGCACCCAGAAATAGATCAAGACATACAAGCCAGTAATGATGCGGTGGCGATAGTTAATCTAACCCTTGGGGCCACGACAAACTACCCCGGATATTTTAGAAATCTAGATGGACAGGTTAGCGCAGACAAGAATATACACGATGGACATTATTATCAACAATTTTCATATGTGACGTATACCGACAGGCCGTATAGCGAATACCGGGACGTGGTAAATAAGGTAGTCCACCCACTAGGATTCAAGCATTTTGGTGGAGTTTCGTTGGTAATGTCCGCTAAAATTGGAGTAAAGCAGGTTAACTATGACACACCAATAACAATGGAGTTAGTCTCAATAATACCAGCGGCAATAAGCGGCCAGGCGCATATCACATCGCTATACGAACTTGCGTCAAAAAATACACTGGGGCCATCCCGCGCATCGATTATGCGAGACAAATTTACATACAAGCCGTTCATTAAATATAACGCAAACACCGAAATGATAGACCAAGAGCCGCCATATTATGGAACACACACAAAAACATTATCTAGTACCCCCGTTTCTACTTTTCAAATACAAAATATTGGAATAGACAGCCCCCGTAGTATTGAAATGAATAAAATGAAAAAAACACGGATAATGCCAGACGCATTTATTATCCAAAATCCAGAAAGAGTCGTCGTATCAACCTCGCATGAAATAACGAAAAATATAATTACTGTTGTTTTGGGCTCAGAAGACGTTATAATATCGTTCAATGTAAGAAATGATACCGGTGGGCCCTTTCAATGGACAATAAAGAAAAATGGAATACAAATAGACACGGGAACATCATCTGCCTCAAATATCAATATAATAACTCAACAAAATACAACGGAGTCTTGTAGGGTTTCGTTATTTGTGGTGGACAATCTCGATAGACTGTATAAATCCAACAATGTTGCATTGAATGTGGTGGGATAGAGACACCAAAATGGTGATAAATAAAACACGGGAGTGATACTATGGTAGCAATAATAAAACAAAACTTTAGGCTTCAAAATGCGCGTGATTTTTTGGAGAACTTAAAATCGCACCCGCGCACGTTGGACGGCCTGTCTGCCCCACTAGAGGAGTCCGCATCACTCACGGCAGTCGCAGAAGACGGTGGAATTGTAGCTAATGCGACATATACGTGGTCGTGGCCAATATCGGCGGTTGTTACCGATACGCAAAATAGTTCGCAGCTTAAAAAAGACGCTGTATATGGCCTGCGCGAAAAAATAGGTTCACATTTATATGATAGAAATTGTTATTTATTTGTAGGAAAAACAACTCCGTGGACAGCAGAGGATTGGCCCGGTAATACAGACGCATTCAATTCATTGTTGGATCCATCACAGGAACTTTCGCCCAAGCCCGCACTGGACACACCAAACGAGGAGAGGCGCGTGTGGGATGAGATGATTGGACTCAAGAAAATAAACGGGTTATCGGCGTCGTTGGTTGTGCCACGATCAGATTGGGACGGAACCGGAAAAACGGTATATAAAATATACGACGATAGAGATCCAAATTTATATGCGGAGCCCAGTGAGCAAGATATCTCCAGATTAATAGCAGGCAGGGCGGGGCTGCGATTGGGTGCTTTTTATGTACTTAACAGTGAGTATGATCTTTTCATGTGTATTGAGACTGGTATAAACCCAGAGGGCCTATCTAATACTAGTACAGAGGAGCCAAGGAGAACACAAACACCGGGAAGTTTGATAGATTATTCTGATATAGACGGATACGTTTGGAAGTATATAACGTCCATAAAACAGACAGACGTCACCAAATTTACGACCGATCATTGGCTGCCAATTAGAACATTAACCGAACAAGAAACAAGGCAGTCTGAGAACGATGAGCTGGCGGGGGGCCTTTCCATTCCACAGGCGATTGTACAATCAACGTCGTTACCCGGTGCTGTTGTAAGCTTTGTTGTAGATAATGGACCAGCACAGGCATCGGCCATGTCTTATACCACCACACATAACGGAACACTAACCGGTCCAGTTGTTACAAACTCTGTTTCAACGGGCACACTTGCTTTAATAGTTGGCGGACCCGCTTTGAGTAATATTAATAATATATACTCAAACATGCATTTGTATATAACATCAACTGGCCGTGGCCAGGGAGAGAGGTATACTATAGCATCATATAACTCAACGTCTCGAATAATATCCCTTGCGGCAGGAGAGACCTGGAGTGATAATATTAAAAACCCCTCCTTGTCTCAGCAATCTATATCAATTACATATGATATTTTGCCCATCGTCACCGTTAGTTCCAATGGTACTATTCCTGTAAAATTAAAGCCCGTTGTGTCTAATGGTATGATATCGCGCATATTGGTTGTTGATCCTGGTCTTAATGCCACTTACGTTGCCGTGACCGTAAGTCCAACTTCTGGTCTATTAAACACCACTACTGTGATACCAGCAAAGATACGACCGGTCATTTCTCCGAGACGCGGGCTTGGAGCAGATCCTGAAAAAGACCTGGGGGCGTTTTTTGTCATGATAAATGCAAAACTTTCTCATAATGAACAATCTGGTGATTTTCCGATGAGTAATGATTATAGACAGTTGGGTATTATACGAGACGTTAAAAAAACAAATGGTAATATAGCAACAGCCGACACGCTAAATGCGTGTAATGGACTGACAGTATCGGCTGTCAGCGATGGACTATTTGTGGCGGATGAAATTGTGTCACAGACATATTCGGTATCTGGTTTAACAAAAGTGGCAAAGGCTCGCATTGTGGAGTTTAAAACACATCCGACAATTGCGGGATCATATTTTATATCATATATACAAACACTCGAAACGGGATATAATGCGTTTGTGGCCACCGTCTCCGATTTGACTAAATTATATAGCAACAGAACAGGATCTGTAAATAGTTCTTGTGGAATTGTGGCAATTGAACCGAGCGAGATCAAAAAATTTGAGGGTGAAATTTTATATCTAGAAAACAGGAGAGCGGTTCTGCGGTCACCCGAACAAACAGAAGACATAAAAGCCATCATAGAATTTTAGTGATAAATAAAGATACACTATGGCAAAAAAATTGAACCTGACCCAGTATCCATATTTTGATGATTATGACAATTCTAAAAAGTATTATCAAATACTTTTTAGACCAGGTCGCGCCGTTCAAGCGAGAGAATTAACGCAAATACAAACTCTTCTACAAACACAAGTAGAGAGAATTGGCTCTCATATATTCAAACAGGGATCCAACGTAATACCCGGCACAGAAAACACAATACGATATACAAAAACAGTAGATTTTATAAAGCTACCCATTAGAAGTGTATATCCAGAATATTCTGTGGGAACCAGCACACCAGAGGAAATCGACGCCGCCATTCAGACGGGGTGGGTTGGCAAAAAAATATCGGTTCTTTCTGGGGAAAGATCTGGAATATCAGGAACTATCAAAGGATATAGAGGACCAGACCAACTCGGATTGGCGGGGGAGGTCCGTTTTTTCCTTAACATGGAAACATCCACTAACGACGGAAAATCGTCAGTTTTTAAGCCAGGCGATCTAGTAAGTGTAGTGGGCGCATCAGGATTCTCTTTGAACCGCTCCGCTACAATACCATCAACAGAAGGAACATATAATGTTGGCATGTGTTCTTCCGCCACAGTACAGGAGGGGGTATATTATTACAATGGTTATTTTGTATACGTGGACGCCCAGACAATATATTTGTCACCGGTCCCTGGATCTGACGCGGATACCATAGAATACCAAAGTAAATGGAACGATAGTCCTACTGCCAGTGTTGGGCTTTTAATGTCCGAAAAAATAATTACCTCGCAGTCAGATTATTCTATATTAGACAATGCCACGGGCACACCAAACTTTTCTGCGCCAGGAGCAGATAGGTTTTCTATTGGAGCAGAGCTGGTTCAGATCAAATATGATCAATCAGATGCAAAGCCTGAAAATTATATCAACCTATTAGACGTAAAGGAAGGCCGGATATATAATATATCTGATACTCCAGAATATGCTATTATAGCAGATACTCTTGCGCGCAGGACACACGACGAGTCGGGAGACTATGTCGTAGAAAACATGGCAATAGAGGTAAAGGAATTTTTACTAGACGAAGAGTTGCAGATAAACGGCGCACATCAGTTATCAGAATTTCAATTCACGACACTTGCTGCTGCACAGGAATACTCCGCCGAAAAATTTGGTATAAACTCCGCCATACAATACCCGACTACGTCTGGTGTAATAATAGGCCAGGATTCTTTCTTTTATCCCGGAACATCATATGCTAATAGAAATGATCCCACGTCATTTAAGAAGCTTTGCGAGTCATATGTAACCATACGAGTTGATTCTGGAAAGGCATATGTAAAGGGATACGAGATTCGAAAACTGGCAAGAACGTCCGTGGATGTTCCTAAATCTAGAACCACCACGTATGTTAATGATGCTGTGGTGGCAACAGAAATTGGATCATATCTAAGTGTGCGTGACGTATCAGGAAATGTCAACATAGGAAACCTTACGTCGGTGATACTATACAACACACGCCGAATAGGAACAAAAAAGGCAAACACGGGAACAACGGTCTCTGGTAATTATATACCTGCCGAGTTTACGTATGCAACAACCGAGCCAACCTCTGCGGCTAAGATTGGTACCGCCACCGCCGTTAAAATCGAGGTGGATGAGCAGCTCGGACCAGGTTTTTATAAAATATACATAACTGATATTAATTTTTTATCGGGTTATTCAGCCGAAAACATTCGCACCGTATATTCCGTCGGAGGGGACGGATTCATAGCGCACTCTATATTATCAGAATTTAATTTAACCGGTTCAATATCAAAACCGAGTGGACTGGGACTGGGAACGTATGAATTTATAGGAGTGGGGACCCAGTGGAAAAATTTTCCAGGAGAAATACTAAAGGTTAATGACTATGTTTTATTGAAAGGGAATACATCCGGTCAGCAACAATACTATAAAATCAAATCTATATCATCCGATACTAAGATAGAGCTAGAATCAGAGGAATTAAATGTAGCACCTGGTGTGATAGGATCAACCACACTAAAGGGACTGTTTTCAAAAATTGATTCCTCCACAAATGAAAGCGGACTTATTTATAGACTTGGTGAGAATTATGTATCTACAATAAGAAGCGCTGATATGACGGGAAGTCCAGATACTGGTGTGTCTGGCATGACATATACAATAGAAGAGCTTTTCACCCAACCTAATGGATCTGGAATAACTCCCACAAATAATACCATAGTGATCTCGACCATACACGAGTTTGATAGCAATATCTACACACACAAAGTTGTAAAAAAGAATGCTGGTGTAAAAACAACCCTACTGGTTGCGTCTGGGGCGACTTCCCCCTCGTCGTCTGGTACGTGCAACATATCTATATCCGGAAACAACACAACGCTGACTCTTTATTTCCACGCCGACGACACGGCTGGTTCCTCTGAATTTTTTATTATGATTCCTGTGGTAAAGAGTGAGCTAATAGAAAAGAAAAAACATCTTCGTTATGGAACATTCGAGCCAGATACCAAAAAATATACAAACACAGGAGATGTTTTTCCGGTTACAGGAAAGGGGGTCAAGGTTGTAACGTCGACTAACAACTCGGATATTCAATTAGACGAATGTGATGTGTTTCAAGTAACACGAATAGTTGCATCCAAGGACAGCAACACCGCACCAACCGACACTTCCGTCTTAAATGAAGGAGATGTTGATGTAACTGCCCTATATGAATTCAATGACGGACAGAAAGAATATTATTATGATTTCGGTCGCGTGACTATTAGACCTGGATACGCAAAGCCGATTGGACAGGTCAGGGTAGAATATGACTACTTTGATCACGTTTCGGGCAGCGATTATATATCCGTTGATTCATATGTTCATACAAATGGAATTTCATATGATCAAATTCCGAAATTTATATCAGGCACAGGGGCTGAATACGCATTAGCAGACTGTGTGGATTTTAGAAAAAAGATAACCGAGGTCACCTCTGGTAGGGCACCACTTGATTCCTTTATTTGTAATTTTTTCCAATACAATTCTAGGATGGATAAGATTGTATTAGATAGTAAATCAAAAACATTTAGACTCGTCGAGGGCGTTCCCAGTTCTGATCCAGTGTCACCAGATGATACTGAATTTGGTATGACCCTATCGGAAATCAGATTACTTCCTTATGGTATTGGAAAACAATCTTGTGTACTTAAGCCCGTAGATAATCGACGATATACAATGCGGGACATCGGCAAAATAGAAAAGAGAGTAGAAAACCTTGAGTACTACACTTCCCTTAGTTTATTAGAAGCAGAAACATCTCGCGCCGCCATATTAGATGCTAATGGAAATAACAGATATAAAAATGGATTTTTAGTAGACAGTTTTGAGTCTTTTGAATCAAGTGATATATCCAGCGGCGATTTTTCTTGTTCCATTGACACCAAAATTGATCATGTTGCAAGGCCGTTGATATATACAGACAATTTTTTATTGGAAGAGGATCTTTCAAATCCTATTTTTGCTGGCAGAGTGAACGAACTGCGCTCAACAAATGGATACACTAAGACGGGTGACATATATTATCTACCGTATACCAGAACAGAGTTTATATCACAAAACATCGCAACTAGAATCATAAATGTTAATCCATATGCAGTGTTCACTTACATAGGACACGTTGTTCTGAAGCCTTGGAGTGATGCGTGGCGCGAAACTAGATATTCTGAAAAAATAATATACGACGACTCTGCATATCGGACCGCAATGGCACTACATAACGGTGTCATAGACTACGGAAGAGAGACGTCCCACAACACGTCTATACAGGGAAAGAAAAAAAAGGCGAAGAAGGAGACTTTGCTGGTAGCTGGGCATCTGTTTTATGATCGAATGTCAGCGAGAGAGAGGGCAGAAGCGGATAGAAAAAAATTATTCAGAGTGCCAGCCCCATATGCAAATCAAGGGGAAATGGTGTCTATCGATCCTCGTGGTAGAACAAAGACAGCGCACGGGACAACACAAGTAACCACGACAACCACGACAACTATAAGAGAGGCATTTCAAAGATCGGTGGCAGCGGGTGCCATAAGCACCAGTACGGCAATAACATCAAGTAACACGTCGACGATTGAATACATGAGAACCAGGGAGGTGGTCTTTTCTGGTACTGGGTTCAGGGGAAACACCAATCTATACACATTTTTTGATGGGCGGCCTGTATCAAAATATTGTAGACCCACTGGAACAACAGACATTACGAATTTTACCGAGTATAGCGTAATAGATGCAACATCGTCGGCAGGTGAATTGAACATATTGCCAGTTGATTCTCCCATCCGTGTATTCAAGGGCACGTTTCCTACTGCAACAACGTCTGCTGGTCCAGGGGTTAGGGTTGGATGTGAGGTCTTGTTCGCATCTTCTCGTGGAATACTGAGAAAATTCGACATTATCGGCGCATCTGCCACACATATTGTGTGTGAAGAAAAAACAGGAGAGGGTTTATTATCATCACAGGCAAGTGGGAGCATATCAGAGGCATCGGATAACTCTGCGGTTGTCAAAATTTCACGATATACATACGGCGATCAACTCAAATCAGATGGAACTGGAACGGTGAGCGGAGTTTTCGTTATACCTTCGCCAAATACTGCCAGTATATCCCATTTGTTCAGCGGGAACGCAACCGATATTGGGTTTAAGACAGGTCAAACACAATTTGTCATAACAGCATCAAACATTAATGCATCAACTAGTTCTTCGATTGGCTCTGCAAATTTCGAATCAACTGGTACTTTAGTGACACAATCGGCAACCATAACACAGACGCAGGGTTTTGTGATGTCGACTACTCAACTTCCATCAGAAATCAGCGAGACGAGCGCTGATAGTACTGTATTTGGTTTTACCAAACCCAAATTTATAGATCCTATTGCACAGTCTTTTACCATTAATGAAAATGGTGGGTGTTTTATTACCGACGTGGAGTTGTTTTTTAGATCTAAAGATTCTGCGGTGCCAGTCAGACTTGAGTTATGTACCGTATCTCTGACTGGATTACCAGA